TGTCGCAGGTGCGCTCGTCTGGGGCTGTAATCCACATCTTCATAGTTGCAGGGTCTATGTATCCCGCTTCATCGGCTTGGCGATAGCCTTCCATTCGCCCTTCATTCTGGGCTATCTGAATCTCTGTGCGAGCAATCATGCGAGCGCGAGCGCCCTTGAGCCTGTCTGCGTAGGCTGTTGCAGATTTCTGAGCGCGTTGGATTGCTGTAGCCTCTTTGATACCAGCCGCGATGAGACGGTCTAGTTCTCGAATCTCGAACTTTCGAACGGCATCTGCCCACTTAGGGTGGAGACCAATAATGTTTTTAATTCGAACTGCCGTGCGGCGCACATCAATCTGCTCATTGAATGAATCAATAATTATCTTACGGATTGCCTGACGGGTAAGGTCGTCAATACTTGTCACCAACTGCCCAGCCCTGCGAGCAGCAAAGGCTAGTGAATTAGGGTTTGTTTTATTAAAAGAAAGACTGAAGGCAACTGGTTCTGGATTAACTCTTGCCCAATTCGGAATCTTCGTAAAGTCCATTCCAGCCATTGCGCCAGGGTTAGCAATTTGAACTTGGGTAGGCGTAAATGCTGGCAAGGCTAAAACTGGAGCAATCTTTTTTAATCCCTGGATTGCTTCAACTCCACCGATGTCAATGATGCCGAGCAACTCGGCTTCAATCTTAGGAGCATCATTATTGACAGAGATTGCTCTAAGCAAGCGGTCTAAGGTATCTGCATCTAAGCGACCAAGAATCTTTGCCAACTCATCCACTTTGATTTTGTCGGTTGCATTACGAATCGCATTAACGAGAACGCGAGCCATCGCCGCTTCTTCGGCGGTTAGAGGATTTCTGGAGCCATCTGAGCCAGAGCCAAAACTAATTGCCATGCTCTACTCCAAATCGCCGTCTAGCGGTTCCTGTCCTTCTGGAATTTCAAGTTCTTCTTCCAGAGATGGCGGTGCATCAAATCCTTGAGCAGCAGCCCCTTCAGCGCCAGGCATTGCTGGAGCGCCGTAGGCTTCTTGTCCGTCATGTTCGGCAGGTGGTAATCCAGCCAAATCGCGTAAGTAATCTTCCAACTTAGGGTCTGGCATAAGAACACCAGCGGTAGCCAACTTAGAAATGTAGTCTGCAACCTCGGTCAAATCAATATGGCTTACTTCTCCGTATGTGAGGAATGGGGCGCGTGAGACATCCATTCCATTTAGTTTCATAAGGCGAGGAATTGCATATTGATTAAATACTTCAGCAATGTTCTTGGCGATTGCATCAACTGACATTGACCATAAATCCATCTTTGATGAACCTAGGGCGTATGAACCTACGCGGTCTGAGCCGAGAAGAATAAAGTCTGAAAGAATTGACATAGACATACGCTGGTCATAGCGCTGAACAATCTTGTCTGTATCGAATTGGCGTGAACCGCCTGATGATAAGAGAACTAAGTCGAACTGCTTATGTCCTGCATCATCGTAAAGTGTTGGAAATACAACACCCTCTTGCTCATTGCGCTTGATAGATGTAACAATGTTTTGAACTGTTGCAAGGACATTGGCTTGCTCGGCTGTAGCCGCGCTTGATAGGTACTCAGGTGGTACATAAGCAACTGGCAATCCTGCTAGGTCGCGCTCAATACCGACTGCTTCGATTTCTTCGATACGGCGCTTAAAGAACCAAGGGCGGTAAGCGTTACGAAGGATTGAGCGACCCTCTGGGTTATTTTTAGCCGTAGTTGTACGGAATAGTAAAGCCTTTTCGATAGGGATGATGTGAGTGCCGCCTGATGATGGGTCGGTCTGCTCCATCGCTTGAATTCCACCGCGCTCGTCAATCTGCCAACGGAATAAAGTTTCTTGGGAACGGATAGGCAATTTACGCCATCCGATTTTATTATCTGTGTGCTTAGAACGCTTAGATGGGTCTTTTGCCTCTGGACCTGTACGGACTTTGTAAACAATTTCGTTGTAGGAATATCCGTAAACGAGCATTGAGAGAATTTGAGAAAGTGTCTGGTCCCATGAATCCGACATATCGTGTAAGCAAGAATCTATGAACGCTGCTACTTCTTCATCTTCAGGCTTTACTTCACCATCTTCTGAATTATCGGAATATGGGTCTACGCGCCATTCAAGGCGTGTAATAACTTTCTCAATCGCATAAAGCATTGAGCCGATTGTTGGGTCATTGTCAGCCATCTCACGATAAACGCGAGCGCCACGAAGTCCACGGAGATTAACAAGGAATTCTTCATAGACCGTTCCACCAGAACGGCGTAAACCCGTAGAGCCGAGTTCCTGTAAATCTGGCTTTTCTGCCATTGTTTCCCTCTACTCTTTAGATGCTAGTCCGACAAGAATTTTAATAGCCTGTTCTTCATTGAACCCCGCACTTTGCAACTCCGTGAATAATTCATGGGTTTGCACCGCGAAGGCTCCGAGAACGGACATGACCCCACCGCCATTTAGGTCGGAGTAATCATCTTTCACCCAATGATTTTAGCATTAAGTGAATTTTGTACTTATTCTCCGTCTAGGACAAATTCCTTGCAGTTCAAGCGCAGAGTAGTAATTTCTTTTGCAAAGATGCGAGCCATGTCTTTTGTACCCGCTTGAGCGTACATACGGTGTTCTGTCTGCTCGCCAAGTGAATTAAATGAACGGAACGAAATCTTGAAAGGCAACTCATTGGCTGTCTCGGTCAATTCGATTTCTACATAATCGCCCACATCAATCTTATGCGATACGAACGGTCTGCCAGATTCGGTTACAACAACTTTAGCCCCAGGAATAGCGCTAACGAAGTAATCAGTCCAAGCCACGATTTTCCCCTTTCGTAAGGAAATTATTAACCCCTAGCATACTATACGCTGGTTAAAAAGGCGCAACATCCGCTCCGAATGGAGCGCTCCAAGGGTCAGGCGTGGATGGATTAAATGAGGCATCTGTGCGCTGGACAACGCTCGCGCTCGTTACATGGCGCTTGAGGTCAATACCGACATTCCAGGCTGTAACGGCAATCTTTGAGCGCTTAGCCCCTGTTGCCTTATCGTCCCAATTCTCTTGAACTGCCGTGCCGACCACGATGACGGACATTCCCTTTTGGACTGAATCGGCTACATTCTCTGCGGTCTTACCCCAACACTTAATATCCCAAAATGTTGTATCGGTATTTTCCCATGAGCCATCGGCTTGCTTAACTGATTTTGATGATACGACTGTGAAGGTTGCGATTGCTTTTCCGCTAGGGATTACACGCAACTCTGGGTCCGCTACTACATTTCCCGTGATAGTTAATTGAGTCATTTGTCATTTTCCTTCGTTTATAGGTATCGGGATGATATTTAGTTTTGTTCTTATGCTTTGTCTTTCTCTGGTAGAGGTTCCTCCCCAGATTCCAACTACTGAGTAATGTAACGCGTAGGTCAGACATTCCTGTTTCCATTGACATCCATTACACATTGCTTTTACTTTTTTATTCTCCTCTGTGACTTTGTTCTGGTCTGGAAAATAAAACTCCGTATCAATCTGTGAGCAAATCGCTCCTTCGAACTGCCAAGGTTTCAACACGAATAAATACTTCTTTCTCCTCATTGACAATCAACGGATGCGGGGAATTAGGAGATAACCTAGCCAATAAGTTGCCGTTGCGCCATACCTTGCCACCAGCAATTCCATCGTAACTATTAGTGTCAGGCTTTACTAGAGATTCACAGTCATTCCAGAATTTACAGTTTCGGCAATACTGCAATCCTGGCTGCGCTAAATCTAATTGGTATTGGTCAAAGAGCCACGGGTCTGAATTGCGACACGGGGCATTATCCAAAAACTCTAATAAACTCATGGTGTAAATACTAGAGTTAGTTATTCAAATTATCTGTGATTTGACTCTCTTGGCGTGTCGCTAATTCGCCGAATCTTTCAACTAGAAGTTTCTGGAGAAGTTCCAGTCTCTCCTTCTCCGTCATCGTCATCGTCATACAGGTTGTCCTCTCCCCATGTATCTATCGCGTGATGAAGTAATCCCTTTTGTCGCCAATCGGGTTGCTGGTCATCTGCAAAAGTTGTTGTCCAATAACCGTCTGCCTTCCCATCTGTCCATTCTGCGACCAGAACCCAGCCAGTACAAATGGCTGGGTCTGGAAATGCAATCCTCG